TTAGAACCCATTCTTTGATAAGCCATGTGAACTTCAGCTTCGAATTGAGTTATAAAGGCATTTGTTATTGATGTTGCCATTTATTTTCCTCGTTGTTGTTAAGTTATTGTTATTTACCGATTATCTTTCTAATGCAGAGGATTGTTATCCAAGAAGGGCAATCATTGTACATTCTAAAGGTCTTAATTGATGAATATTGTATAAAGGTTATTGTTGACAACGCACAATTATATCCATTTTTTAGGAATAGTTATAACTTCTCCAAATTCAATTGTACCATCTGAATCTTGTGAATATGTGCCAAATAATGTTACCCAATCTTTTGTTTCTTTGTATATCCAAAATTCTCCTGTTGTTACTTTAGCTGGTGTCGATTTCTCCATTTGAGCAATCGACAACCAACCAGTTTGAGATATACAATCAAACCATTTTAATGGTTTTTTAAGTTTTTTATATGGAAACTTATTCTTTTTTTGCATCATATGCTTTTTCAAATAAAGCAGATACTCTTTTGACATAAGCAGGATCACGTCTACTTGAATCCCAATATCTAGGATCTTTAAGCATAGATTTAAGATCATCTATATCAGCACTTGCATCTACTTGTGTTTGAGTTGTAGGCATATTGCTATCTTTAGTAAGTTTCATAACTTCTTCTAAAGCTTTAACTCCTTCAGCAGTTGCTGCAAAACTTGATATAGCATTATAAGCTTCTGGACTTAAATGTTTTTTAGACCAAAGTTCAGCAGCTTCTACTCTTTCTTTTCCAGAATCTCCAAGTTTTTGGATTTCAAGATCAGCATTTGGAAGGCTTGAAATAGCATTTTCTACAAATACTTTTACACCTTCATCATATTGTTCTTGAGATAAACCAGAATTTTTTGCAGTTTGATTCCACCATTGTACTATAGGCATATCATTACTTATGTCTAAAGAAACATTATCATCTAGTTCTGGAATATTTAATTTATATTCTTCTGGAACATTATTAAGTTTTTCATTTTCTAAATCTGTTCTAATTTGTTTAGTTAGATCTTCTGTTCTAGAACCTAATTTAGATTCTAATGAGTTATATGAAGAAGCTAAGTTTTCAATATTAACTTCGTTTTTTTCAGCATCCCAAAATTTATCTTGAATAAAATCTGGTTTTGTTACCTCTGAAGGTTGTTCAGTAGCGACTGGTGCTGTATTAGCATTATCATCTGCCATCTTGTTCTCCTTTTGTTATACGAGTTTTAATTATACCCACAAGGAATCGCATACCTTCCAAGTGAAATAATCTGTTGCTATCTATATTTGGCCCAGCAACAGCTTCTATTGTTATTGATTGCAAATAGTTTAAAACTTTTTTACCTTCATCTCCTCTAAAGACATTGGCAAAATGTTTGTTTAAAATCTGTTCTTCTTCAGCAGATCTTACATAACCATCAATACTATTTTTTATTTTGGGCTTCTCTTTCTCTAGATCTTTCCAAGCCATATTATGCTCCTGGTGGAGCTTCACCTCCTTCTGGTGTTGATTGCATTTGTTGTAAACGCTGTACTAGCTGTTGTTGTTCTTCTTCGTTTCTAATTAACTTTTCAGGTAAATTCATTTTTTCAGCTAAGTATTTTGCAGTCGTGTTTTGGTCTACAATTAGATTAACCATTTGTGGGCCAAATGTAGCTCCAATAATTTCATTAAATCTAGTTACATCTGCAACATCTTGTAAATGTTGAGCTTGTGCTAAAGGTGATCTTGGAGCTATTTTAACTTCCCTACCGTTTACTTTAGGGATGTCTATTCTACCTTGTTTAGATAAAATTCTAATTATTCTTTTTAACAATGGAGTTATTAATTCAGATTGTAGTCTACCAAAAGAAGAACCAATTTGTCTTGATAAATCTGCCATTCTTTCAGAAACTTCAGTAGCTGTCATTGGAGTTCCTTCTGGTCTACCAAGAGCTTCCATGTATAAAGCTTTTTTAATATTTTGCCTCATATCATTTAATACTAATTGAGCTACATCAAAATTAGATGCAGAAGGTATAGGACTTAATCCTCTAGATCCAGGAGCTACTGGAATTAAAGATCCAGGTACTAATGAAATATTATCTGGATTAATTACACCATCATCTTCATAAGTATAAACACCAGACACAGACATTTGAGCATTTTGTAAAATTAATTCTATTGTAAGATTACAAGTTTTAATTGCTGACATAGCATTAAATACTGGCCCTCTACCATATACTTCACCAGATGCTTTATTCCATCTAAATACTAAATATGGATTTGATCCTTCTCCTTCAAATATTTCTTCATATAAAATATGTTTTGGGTCTTCCATAACAATACACATTTTATATTTTTCATTATTTTCTTCATGTATTTTATATACTGCTTCAACAATTTTAATTTTATTTTTAATTCTTAATGGGTCAAAATTTTCTGGTAATTTTGCTTTAGGATATAAAATTTTTATTTCGTGTGGTTTACAATATCTAGTTCTGTAAACAGAATCTATTGTACCATCTGGGCCTGTGTTTAAACAAACTCTAGTTAATGGTACTGCTGTAAATTTAATTGGAGTTATTGCATCTCCTTCTTCAACAAGCATAACTCCTGTACCAATTGCAAGATCCATAAATGATTCATGTATTTCTTGATTAAAGTTTGATTGTTGTAATAGTTGAAAAACATAATCTGTAATTTTATCTAGCTCTAAATTAATACTTGCTTTTTGTTCTGCTGGTATTTCTGATCCAGCTTGAAAATCTGCCCACCTAGCAAACGTAGGAGTTATACCTGCTTGAAGTCTTGATGCAAATTCTTGTACACCAACTACAGCAGTTTCATCAAAAATCTTATCAGTTCTTTTTTGTCCAGGAGCTTCTTCATAAAATGATTCTCTATTTGGAAGACAGTATTCATATGCTTCTTCAAATTTATCTTTCCAATAATCTTTTATACTTTGAGCTTCTTTATATTTTTTTAAAACTTCAGATGCTTTATCTTCTGTACCGTAATTAATTTCTGAGTTATTTAAATAGTCCATTAATAAAAGAATCCTCTACCTCCAGGTCTAGCAAACAAAGACCTAGATGATGTTATTGATAATCTTTTTTTTTTATAAGTTTCAAGTTGTTCTGCTTGAGCTTTATCTTCTTCTTCTTGTACAACAACATTTTCAGCTTCTATTTGTTTTGTTGTTTTAGTTTTCCCACCCTTATCGTTTCCACCCATAATTACTTCTTTAGTTGTCATTGTACCATCTGCTTTTCTTACTTTAATAGTTTCTAGTCTATATCCTGGACTCAAATTACCATAAGCATCTGTTTTCCCAGCTAACCTATCTTTCATATAGGTTTCATAATCTGGTGCTTTACTTTTTCCACTAGGTACAACTTTTTCTTCATAAAATTTTCTATTAACATCTTCTGTTTTTTTACGAATAGGTTTAGTAACTGCACCTACAGCTCCACCTGTTTCTATATATGATTTTACTTTACTTTTAGGTTTTGTATAACCAAATTTAGTTTTTGTTTTTGTGCTTGATGCTGTACCAAATGGTGTGTTGGTATCTTTACCACCACTATTATTTGAAGTTCCTGGATCACCACTCATAGAAAAAATTCCTTTTTTAACCTGATTTATTCCAAAATCTCTTATATCCTGCTTTTCGCAACGCACAATATAATTGCCATGGAGTAATAATATACCATTTATAAAAACCTATTAATCTCATAACAAATGATACGCAGCTTAATTCTTTTATTCTAAATAAATGCCAATCATCTTTTACTGGACATACTAATACTTCAAAGTCATACAAGTAATTTAAAAAGTTTTCTGACTCTTGTTTAGTTAGATAGCTTGTCTTAATACCTGCATGAGTAAACTCAAGATGTTCCCAAACATCTAAACTTGGTATAAATTTTAAGGCTCCACAATGATTAAATCCATGTGGAGGTTTCCACCACCATATCCATTTAGCATATCTTTGAGTTCCTCTACTATGAAAGTAGACTAACCATTCCTCTTGAACAGATCCCATACTTTTCTTTTTTTTGTTTTTTGTCCAGCAAATACATCCCATTCTTTTTTAGCAACAGTTGGTTGTGATTGTGATCTACCTGCTAGTAATGTTCTACCTTCTCCAGCACCCATCATTAAATATTGCAAAGCATCATGAACGTGAGAATATCTATTCTTATATGGTTTTTCATCATAACGATCTCCAGATGTTTGAAGTCTTCTATAATGATAACCACCATTAAATCCTTTTTTTAAATTAAT